GATGGACTTCACATGGATTTCTCACAAAGAGTTATCAGCAAGCTTGCTGACCGCTTCGAGGACGACCCAGTCTTGGCTGACTGGATCCGTTACGAAGGCGGTGCTCATATGATTGAATATCCAAGAGAGTCTGGTCTAAAACCTATTCATCAAACAAACGGTCAACTTATGGGATCGCTTTTAAGCTTTCCTATACTTTGTATGGCAAATGCCTTTACTGTTTGTTATGCTGGAGGTTATCAACTCAAGAGTGTACCTGCATTATTCAATGGGGACGATGTAGCTGCAAAGCTACCCCTTCACGTCATTGAAAAATGGAGAAATACAGCCCCTCAAATCGGAATGAGTCTTTCCCTAGGAAAGAATTACATTAACGATGATTGGGTTAGTATTAACTCTCAAGTTTACTTCCAAGATGAATCGGAGATGATCAAGGGCGCTACAGGCAAATTCACTGCATTTAAGGCAGATGAATCATGCGTTACAGCGTTACTTGAACGTCGCACAGATCTAACTATAGATGAAATCGTAGTAAGTACTGGTCTCACTTGGGCTTGTACCCCGAAGTCTGTTCAAGTTTCAACAGAATACGGAGGATTAAATCCAAGAGAGAGTGCAGGGCTTCCCACCACAACGCTTGACTTCAAAGTTTATACTAAGATGTTAAGGTCAAATAGACCCAAGCGATTTAATGGAAAGCTCTGGACTGTTCCAAAATTTCTAGTTTCAAAACATTTTCGCCTGTATGAGCGTCAGCTAACTGATTTATCAGATGTTAGCGTCACTCATCCATGGGAAGGAGTTAAGAAAATCAAGAAACCTGTAAAGCATGTCACTTTACGGAGATCTCAATTAGAAATTTGCCATGTAATCCTAGAGGAATACGAAGGCAGGAATCTCCAGAGAACCTACGATAGGTTATGTTACGGGGCGCCATTGGACACGATCGACCATGCTTCCAAGTCGGTAGACACTTCAATAGAGAAGTGGTTTCCGAAAGGGAAGTTCGTCGGACTCGAGTCTCGGCCCCTTGGTGGTGTTGAGGATACTAAGGCGCACTGTGCCCTTAGTCCTCGTTTGGCTGCTATTACAGAGTAAAAGCA